GAATCTGCATGGAGCGTGCCCTAATGCCGAAGATTAAGTTCACCCGAGCGTGGCGTGGATACCGCAAGGGCCAGACGGCTGAGCTTCCTGGCGGCATCACCACGCAGCTGCTCGCCCAGCGGGTGGCCGTCGAAGACAACCAGCCGTCGCTGATTGAGACGGCCGCCATCGAGCACGACGTAGAAACCGCAGACGCCACGCCGAAGAGGAGCCGACGCCGTGCAGTATCGAAGCCTGACACGACAGACCGGGCCAGCCGTTGAGCCCGTCTCAGTAGCCGAGGCGAAGGCACACCTGCGAGTCGATACGAGCGACGATGACACCTACATCGGCACGCTCATCACTGCCGGCCGTGAGTGGTGCGAGCAGTACCTAGACCGCACGCTGGTCAATACGCAGTGGGTGATGCGGTTTGATTCGTTCCCGCCAGATGGCACCCACGACATTGAGTTGCCACGGCCGCCGATGGCGACCGCTGGAACCACGACGGCGGTTGCCCTGACGTTCACGTACGAGAACGGCACCACGGCTACCTACTCCACGGCCAGCTACCGAGTAGACCGCAACAGCACGCCAGGCGCGGTGAAGACGCTGTATGGCCAAACGTGGCCGCCGCACTTGATGGATGACAACGCCGTGAGCGTGACGTGGTGGGCAGGGTACGGGGCTGCCGGATCTAGTGTGCCAGCCGCAATCCGCCACGCCATTCTGATGATTGTCGGAATCCTCTACGAGAAGCGGGCTGCGGCCGAGTCTGGCTCGCTCAACGAGGTGCCATTCGGCGTCAAGTCGCTTCTCGACTCGCAACGCTGGGGCTCCTATCGATGAGCGTGGAAGGCCGCATCAGCGTTGACCTGCTGGTCCACGACAAGGACGGCACCAACGCCATCAGCGTGGTGAGCCTGCAAAACGCCACGGCCATTTCTACTGGCACAGTTGCTGTGGCGAGCGGTGTTGTTGGAACGTCGGCGGTTTCCGTCTTGATTGACCCAACCACATACCGCGATGCGTCAGGCAATGTGGTGTCTTTGACCTATGTGAATCAAATCGTGTTTGAGTGTTCAGCGGAATGCACAGTGGAAGAGTCTTCTGGGCGTGCGTGGACACGGTGCCCGGCGAACGGCGTTTCAGTTCTCGGGACAGAGCAGGGAGGCATTGACGGTTTTGTGGTAGGCCCGCTTGGCTCAGGCACGGCCACATACACACTCGTCATGTACGGCTCATGAGCATTGACGGCCGCATCACTGTTGACGCTCTTTTCCACGACAAGTCTGGCACCGCCCGTCTGAAGGTGCTGTCGTTGGAGTCGTCCAATGGATACACCAGCGGCCAGGTGGTGCGTATCACCGGGACGGCTGGCACCGCCGCCACGACGCTGACTTTCACGGACTACCGTGACGCCTCCGGGGCTGTCGTGTCGCTGGTGAATACTCGGAAGCTGGCCTACTCATGGTCAGGCTCGACGCCACGAAAGCTGAACGAATCCGGCACAACGGACTTCCGGCTGATGTCGAAGAGCGGGGAGGCCGCCGTAACGAACCTTGACGGCACGCAGCCTGTGCTCCAGCTGATGGCACACGACACCACTGGCACCTACACCGTCATCATCTGGGCAGACGACTGATGGACATCGGCAAGCTCCGTGAGCGTGTAACCGTTCAGCAGGCGTCCGACAACCGGAATAGCCTGGGCGAGGCCGTGCAGACGTGGAGCACGTTCGCCACCCGTTGGGCCAGCGTCGAAGGCATCTCGTCCCGTGAGTTCTTTTTGCAGGGCCAGCAGCAGACCGAGGCCAGCCATCGAGTGCGGATGCGGTATCTGTCGGGCCTGACACAGCAGATGCGATTGCAGTGGCGTGGCCGCACGCTGGAGATCGTCAGCCTGCTTGAGCACGGCAACCGCACTGAGCACGAGCTGCTGTGCCAGGAGGCGACCTAGTGGCATTCATCACGATTAGCCTTGACGCCTCGGACCTGAACGAGAAGCAAAAGGCACTTGCCAACCTGTTTGGCTCTGACGGGAAGAAGGGATTGGCCGACATCCTCGGCGATGCTTTGGAGCGTGCCGTCTGGCCGGCGTATCTACGGCTGCGTGAAGTCACGCCAGTAGGGCCAACGGGCAACCTATTGCGTGCCGCCCATTACAAGGTGGTGAAGTATCCGAAGAGCGGTGCGGCCGTTGGGCTTATCGGCTTTCGGCAATCGTCCAAGGAGAAAGGCACGACCGGCCCCGGCAGCGTGCGGCTTGGCAAGGAGCGTGGCTTTCATCAGTGGTGGCTGGAGTTTGGAACGAAAGAGCGTTTGGTTGAGAAGGTTTCAGACAAGCCTTTCCAGCGTAAGGCCCACACTCGCCGGATGAAGTCTGGCAAGGTGGCAAGCGTCAACGCTCACCAAGTGAAAGGCCAGGGGGCCGTCATCGCCTCAAGCCTTGCGGCTCGTGGCCCGTTCAGCATCAACCCAGACGGCACGAAGTCGCAGCCCTACGCCTTCTTCATGAAGGGCAAGAAAGGCCAGGGGGCCATACGAATCCCGGCCAATCCAGCCGGTGGCCGTGCTGGCCGTCCTCCGATTCAGACGGCATTCGCCCAGACACAAAACCAAGTCGCTGAGATCCTTAACCGTGAGCTCAGCATCTCGCTAGATGCCGCCCTGGCGAGGGTTGCCACCAGCGGTAGCGGAACCATCACTGGCGTCATCGGAGAGTAGCCATGCCACTGAAGAGCCCCGAGCAGCTGCTAGCCAATGCCCTGGTTCAAAGCCCCGAGGTGGCCGCCCTAGTGGGTCAGCGTGTCTACCCCGTCGTGGCCCCGGCCTCGGCGTCGCTCCCGTTCATTACCTGGCGTCGCACCGCCGTTCAGCGGTCGCAGTCTCTATCCGGGCCGATGGGGATGGGAACGGTTTTGCTGGCCGTGGACGTATACGCCGAGACGTACGGCGAGGCCCGAGACATCGCTGACAAGTGCCGCTCGGTTCTGGATGGATACGGCACCTCCGTGGAAAACTACGTGAGCGTTCGGAACGTGTCGCTGGATACGGAATCGGACGGCGTGGTGCAACTTGCGGGCGGCGACCTGCCGCCGATTCTGACCGTTCAACAGCAGTACTCAATCCTCTGGCAGGAGATTTAAGAGATGCCCTTTGAGACCCCGCACGACGGTGCCGGCACAGTTCTGACGTTCAACTCCGTGACCTACACCGTCACCAACGTGGTTGTCAGTGCCACCGACCCAACGGCGGACGAAGACAAGATTTCCGTATCTCATCTCGGCCAGACTGCCGGCGAAACCGCCAAGACTCTTGAGCTGCCGCTTGCTGGTGCCGCCTCTGGCGAAACCGGCCGCAGCGTCACGTTTGACTACATCGGAAAGACGTTCATCGCTGACAAGAGCACCGGATCATTTGTGCTCACCATCGGTGGCGTGGCACTCACGGGCGTGAGCAGCAAGAACGGCACCGTGACCAGTTCGACGCTGACGCTCGCCACGCAGGACGCCATCCGAGGCCAGGCGACGATCAAGCTCGAGCGGTAAGCCTGACGGAGGACCGTCATGGCTACCTATGCGTCTGGCGTCACGTGCGACGGCAAATATCTCGACAGCCAAGTACGGAAAGCGTGCTAACGTTTCCATTACTGGCGGCGGGCTTGCTTACTCTGGGAACGCTGTTCTGGAGAAGTTCACGTTGCAGGGCGTGGTCAACGACGTGGCCCGCTACGGCGTCACGTTAAGAATCCAGCCTTAGGAGATTTTCATGGCCCTTACTGTGCAAGAGCTTGCCGCCCAGATCCTCGCATCGGATGACCTGTCCGTGCTCAAGGTGACGGTGAAGGAGTGGAAGGACGGCACCGGCAAGCCGCTGGTGCTCGGCATCCGTGTGATGACCGTGGAAGAGCGGGACAGCTACGAGAAGGAGTGGATCGGCAACAAAGAGCGTGGCATCGACAACTTCCGCACGAAGTACCTGGCCCGCTGCCTGTGCCATCCCGAGAACGGCGAGCGGCTCTTCGACGAGCAGGGCATTGAGCAGCTGGCGAAGAAGTCTTCGGCTGTTGTGTCGAAGCTCTTCGAGAAGGCGATTCCGCCTCGCCGGGCACCTTGGAATGACGGTGCGTGAACTGTCACGCCGCATGGACTCGCAGGAGTTGTCGGAGTGGGTGGCATTCACCCGCTACTACCACGCCTTGCCAGATCCATGGCAGCAGACAGGCCTGCTCACAAGTGCGGTGCTGGCACCGTACAGCGAGCGAGGCAAGGCACCAAAGGCATCCGACTTCGTCCCGATTGAGAAACCACCGCAGACATCAGAGGAGATGGCCAGGGAGTTGGCGAAACTCTCAGCAATCTTTGAAACGTAACTATGGCCAACATTCTCTCACTAGCGATGAAGGTGTCTGCTGACGCATCCGGCGTCATCAAGAACCTCACGCCTGCTGAGAAGGCGTTGGAGAACCTTGGCAAGCAGGCCGAGAAGACCACTGCGGTATTCAACAAGTTTGCTAAGGACAACGAGGCTGCAGCAGCCGCACAGGCAACGCTAAACGAGAAGTTCTCCGCGCTGGCAAAACAACTTGAAGGCGGCCTTAACGCCCAGGCGTACACGGATCAGTACGCTGCCCTTCAGGAAGAAGTACGACAAACGGCGGCAGCGTTTGAAGAAGGCATCGCCACTACTCGCTCCCTTCGCACGGAACAAAAGATTCACTCCGACGAGATGGAGCGGCTCAATCGTCTGCTTCGCCTTGGAGCGATTGACGAGCAGACATATGCACGAGGCGTCGCCCAGGCGGACGCTGCTCTGGCGAAGGCCACCAAGTCCGCAGACACGTTCGCTGACGAGACGGCACGGGCAGCAAAAGAAGGGCTGAAGTTCAACGAGATCAGCGGCATTCTTTCTGCGCTGCCAGGGCCACTGGGAAACATTGCCGGACGATTCTCTGGGATCGCCAGTGCTTCAGAAGGTCTTAATCGTGTATTTGCTGGAGGATTGAATACCGGCATCCGCAGCCTCGGCACGCAGTTCTCGTCGCTAGCCACGCCGCTCAATCTTGGCGTGGCCGCATTCGCTGCATTTGGTACTGCTGCCACGGCCATCACCCGTGGACTCGTAGACCTCGAAGGGCGAGTCGAGCAGCTGGGCAACACAGCCCTACGTCTCGGCACAGACTTCCAAACGATTCAGGTTTTGGACGAGGCGGCACGACGCAGCGGCGTTGCCATTGACGCCCTGGCCGCTGGCATCCAGAAGCTGGCCGTAAACATCAACGAGGCTCGCAGCGGCACTGGCAAGGCTGCCGACGCATTCCGTGAGCTCGGCATAACGCAGGAAGAACTGCTGACGCTTGACCCGGCATCGTTGGCTGAGAAGACGGCAGCGGCATTGCAGGGGATTGAGGATCCTGCACGCCGGGCGGCACTGGCGACAGAGACGCTCGGCAAGGCCGGCCTGACGTTGCTGCCTGGGTTCAATGCCATTGGAGAGAGCGAGGCCGCACTGAAGCGGTTTGCTGCTGCAATCAGCGACGTTGACCAAGGCCGCATCAGTTCGCTCGGTCAGGCCTTCGACAACGTCAAAACATCTATTCTTGGCCTTGGGCAGAACATCCTTCTGCCGTTTGCCGGCATTGCAGAAGGTGTGTCCAACCTTTTTGCTGATGTCATTGGAAGCGTAAGCAGGCTAGCACAGGCGATTGGTTCAGTACTGACGCCTATCCTGGACAAGATTGGTCAAGGGTTTGGTCTTCTTGGCGACGGCTTAGCCTACGTTAACGGCCTCTTTGACTCGTTCTTTGGTAGCACCGAAAACGCAGCCGCAAACGCTCAAGGATTCCGTGCCGAAGTCGAGGCCGATACCAAGGCACTGGAAGACTTGCAGCGTGCTATCGAGAACGGCAACAAGGCTCTTGACACTGCAATCGACAAGGCCGCTGAGTTCGGGCAAGAAGGATTCAAGGCAGCGTTTGAGTTCCAGCAGGCTCTTCGTGATCTTGCGGACGTAGCCAAGGAAGAGAACTACAACGGCGAGCAGTACGCCAGAGCAGTTGCCAACGCAACGGCTGAGTACGAGAAGCAAATTGCCGCTATCAAGCGAGTGGCCGAGGAGACGAAGAAAGCCGCCGACGAAGCGACGAAGAAGGCCGAGGCCGACAAGAAGCGGATTGAGACGCTGCTGAATCCAAATGACGCGGCGACAAAGTTGCAGCAGGATATTGCCTTTGTCATTGAGCAGCAGGCCGAGGCCGAGAAGCAACTTGCCGCAGCCAGGGCCGCAGCGGATCAAGAGTCGGCCAACTCTGCAGCTGCACGACTCGCTCAACTCGACGGGCTGCGGACCAAGCTGGAGGATCAGTCGCAGGCGATTGAGCAAGGATTCGCCAACGGCTTTGCTGAAGCGTTTACAAACACGGCAGAAAGCCTTGACGCTCTAGTCAACAAGGCTGGCGAGTTCGGGAACGCTGGGGCCGAGGCCGCCATGAAACTCCAAGAAGGAGTTGCGGCAGCCCAAGAGCAAGTGCGGGACGGCATCATTCCGAAGCCTGTCTACGAAGCCGAGATTGCTGAGCAGCGTCGAGTCTTTGAAGAACGCATCGCCCAACTTGAAACAGTCCGCCAACAAGAGCAGGCTGCAGCTGCAGAGCGTTTCCAGTTGGACGTTGATGCCAACCAACGAGTCAACGAGTTTATTGCCCAGCAGGCACAGACCGAGATTGCAGTGGCCGAGCAGGTTGCCGCCCGTCGCCAGCAGGCCGCATTCAACATTGAAGCCATAGAGCAGCGGATCGCCCTTGAGCGGCAGTCGCTTGAGGCGGCACGCGAACAGAACGACTTGAATGCCGCACGGGCCGCTGTCCAGCGGATTGACTTGCTGAAAGAAGCCCTGACGGTTGAGCAGCAGATTGCCGCCGGCCGTGAGCAGGAACTGCAGAAGCAGCAGCAACTGCTCACGAATCAGCAGGAGTTTCAGAAGCAGCAGCTGGCCGCTGCCCAGCAATACCAACAGCAGCAGCAGGCTGCACAGCAGGCCTACGCTAAGGAGCAGGCCCGCATCTTTGAAGAGCAGCAGAAGGCCGCCGCCGCTGAAGCGAAGCGGCAGGAAGAGCGGCTTGCCAAACTCAACACGCTGGGTGATCAGACGATTGGCGTGCAGGACGTTCGCACGACGCAGGGTGCCAACCTAGTGCTCGACCTGGCGGCCAACGCTCAAGATCCGGCCCTGATCCAGCAGCGGCTGCAAACCAAGCTCCTTGAGCGGATCGCTCTTGGTGTTGGCCAGGCGGCGTCCAACTACTTCAATCAGCCTGTGGCCATCGTCGGTGCAGCGAGGTTTAACTGATGGGCGTTGCGTCATACCAAGAACTTGCCCGCACGTACGAAAACGAGATCAAGGCGGATCGAGTTGCCGTGCGGCGGTTCGTCTGCACGCTGTCGGACAACACGCTCCAAGGGAATCCGACTAACAGCATTAACGAAATCCTGACGGCCGTCGGCGTCAGCACGTTTGGCGAGGCACACCCAGATATCTCATTCGCCTTTCTTCGCAAGGTTCAAGTCAACGAGAGATACGGAGATTCGCCGTACCACGTCGAGGTGGTGGCCGAGTACGGAGAACTGACTGCCAATGATGTTCTTGCCCCAACGTCACGATCCGCTGAGTGGACTTTAGAGGCTAGCCAGGGGCAGGTGCCGGCGTTGTTTTATTACGACGGCAGCGGGAACGGCACGCAGTATCCGCTGACCAACTCGGCCTACGATTATTTTGAAGGACTCGTAACCGAAGAAAGCATGGTTAAGGCGACTTTGCGTCAGAACTATGCCACCGACTCGCTTGGGCCAACAGGCAGAGACAGCGCGGACTTCTTTGCCGGGATGCGAGCACTGAACAGCCTGAACGACGGGCAATGGTGGGGCGCGTCAGCGTGGTCGTGGAAAGTAACCGGAGCAAACGGAACTCGCACCACCGAAGTATTTAACGGAGTTTCGTACACGTACTGGGCGGCTTCGTTTGAGTTCATGTATCGCCAGACCGGCTGGCGACTGCTACTGCCAGACGTTGGCTGGAACTTCCTGAGCGGCAGCGAGAAACGGCGAGCCATGGTGTTTGATTTCAAAAACGGTGAGTGGGTGGCGTCGGCCAATCCCGTGGCACTTGATGGCAACGGCAACCAAGCGACAGGCCGACCGGCGATCCTTGCTCGTCGCGTGAATCCAGAGGCCAACTTCACATCGCTCTTCGGTACGCCGCCGTCGTAATGGCACGTCAGAGAAAACCCGCCGACGCGGTGCAGTTCACGTACGAGTCCGCGGAGCGGATTGCGGACGTGGTGCGTGCTGCGGAAACCACGCCGCCGAGCGCGTCGCCGCTGACGTTTGAAAAGCGGTTCGCCGACCGGATGCCGAAGCAGGTGAGGGCTGCTACGTTTTCTGGGTCGTGGCCAATCGGCGGCAGCAAGGTTGTGACGTTCAAGTACGCACCGACGGCCACGGTCAACGCTGTCAATCTGTCGTGGCCCATCACGCTCAGTGGCTACGTCAACGAAGATTGCGTTGTTGGGCGTGAGGGAACGAACTGGTGGCTTGTCGTTCCGAAGTTAGAGGCACGCACGGCGGTGTTTGTTAGCCAGACCCAAAGCGTTTCTCGCATAACTGACGTTCAAGTCTCTGCAACGCTCAACCAAAGCAACTGCAGCATCGTGATTGGCAAGACACTGACAACCACATCAATGACAATCATTGCGCAAACTGCCACGTCTGCCTACGTTAGACTGCGGGTGCCGTGATGGCCTGCCCGTGCTGTCAGCAGCTGTGTACGTGCTCAGATACGTGCGTGTATTCTATTGAACTTGTCAATCCGCTTGCTGCAAAGCATGGTACGTATCAGTGCGGCTTCCCAGTCTTGTCTCAAGTGATTGCGTCGTCGTTGATTACAAACCTACTCCCTTTTTCAATTTCAGGACAGGAAGCGTTTCCTGCAACTTCTAATCAAAGCGCGTCTGTGTCGTCAAATAACGGTAGCAATCTTCGTGCAGAAAGTACGCACAGAGCAAACGGATTCGTTTCTATACCAGACGTTTCAAATCGGTTTTTCGGTTTTGCTGATGCATCAATCACAGTTAGTTGCATTTTTAACCAAAATTTCATTAGAAGGTTTTCCGTCGCATTAACCTGCACGGCCAGCGGAACATTTTATTTCGAGAGCGCAGGAACGGTTGGAAACACTGGGCAATGGACTCGAGGCTACTCCGGGCAATTCGAAATACCATCGGCGTGCGTATCTGGCCAAGGAAAAATCTGCAATTATTTTGGCCAAGAAGTGCAACAAATAACAACGCCGCTGACAATCACGCTGAGCGGTGGCACTAGTTCACTTGGAAGTTTGGCATTGACAATCAACGATGGCTCTGGCGAACACCTTGAATACGCAAAAAATGCCGTTGACTCAATCCTTGCCGGGCTCAGTTACACAGTTCTCATCACGTCTAGGCAGTCGTGTAACGAGGCACCATGATCCTTCACGCTGCTGACGTGATGGCACGCTGCGTCGAGCGTGGCTATTCGTGGGACGAGATTAAACCGTGCCTGCTTGAGGACTTGGGCAACGGATGGTACGAGGTTGACGTTGACCATCCTGCTTATCCTCGCCAGCAGAAGGCAGGAACTGAGCCGCCAAAGATGGGCCTAGGCGACTTGGTCGCCGCAGGGCTTACTGCCATCGGAGCGAAGAGCACACCGAGCAGGCTGGCAAGGATATTGCCAAGGTTCTCTACAGCCTCGGCTACAGGGAGGTGAGCGATGGCGGGTGATGCAATCACCGAGATGGCCAAGCGACTGTGCCAGCGGCATCCTGACGCGCCGGCTCGGACTCTGGCTCGACGCCTGGTGCGTGAGTCACACAACGCCATCACGCTAGACCAGGCACGAAAGCGGATCGCCCGGCAGTTTGGCGTCAACGGTGTGCATAGCAGAAAGAGGGTCAAGCCCGTAGCACCCCGTGAGCAGCGGAAGGCCGGCGAGCAGCGGTCGATGCCTAAGAGCATGGCCGAGTCGTGGACTCCGCACGTTCTCGACGTACTCGGCCCGGTTGGCATCATCAGTGACGTGCATGTGCCGTATCACTCTGAGATCGCCGTGGCTGCGGCCGTTGGCTTTCTCAAGGATCAGAATCTGTCGGCGTTGCTTTTGAACGGAGACATCGCCGACTTCTATGCCATCAGTCGGTACATGAAAGACCCGACGCAGCGGGACTTCAAGGGCGAGCTCGACGCCGTGCGGGCGTTCATTGAATACGTGCGGCATGAGTTCCCAGAGATCCCCATCGTCTACAAGCTCGGCAACCACGAGGAGCGGTGGACGCACTGGCTGTGGCAGCACGCCGCCGAGATAAGCGACGATCCACGCATGAGCCTTGGGGCGTGGCTGGACTTGGACAAGCACGGCGTGACGCTGGTGGAGGACAAGCGGCCCGTGATGCTTGGCAAGTTGCCAGTGCTGCACGGCCACGAGTTGCCAAGCGGCATGGCTGCCCCAGTGAATGTGGCCCGTGGCGTGTTCCTTCGCACTGGCTCCAGTGGGCTAGTGGGACACTCCCACCGTACGAGCAACCATGCCGAGTCCGATATGTGGCACCACGAAACGGCGTGCTGGAGCACCGGCTGTCTGTGCGACTTGCGGCCCGATTACGCACGGATCAATCGGTGGAACTGGGGATTTGCAATGGCCACCGTTCACAATGGCGGTGCGTTTGACGTGCAGAACTATCGCGTCATGAGCGACGGCACCGTGCGGACCGCTTGACGCTTTCCGCAAACTGCGATTTTCCGGTTTCAGAAAAAGGGAATGCCATGACAACGACGATTGAAGATGCCAACACCAAGCTGCGGCAAGCCGTGGAGATTCGCCGTGAGGCCCAGGCCGCCGGCAAGCCGCACGAGGAGTGGTATGACACCATGCAGGCCAAAGGCGGGGCGACCGCTGATGACATCATCGAGCGGTTCGGCAACGTGTCGCAGCCTGTAACGGAAGCTCTGCCCGAAGTTGCCGAAGCAGAGGAATCGCAACACGTCCAATGGGACCGCATCGCCAACGAGCAGTACCTTGACGATCTGCTGGAGCAGCAACGCCTGCGAGGCGACGGGCTGTTGAACCGTGAGCAGCCAGGCTCGCTGCCGTTTCTGGAACTGCTCGAGGAGTTGCGGCAGCTGCACCTGAGCAAGAGCCAGGACTACGGAAGTGAAAGCGACCCGCTAGCCAACATCCGCCAGGGTGCGGAGTTCGTTGGCATCGAGCCTTGGCGTGGCTGCTTGGTGCGAGTGGCCGACAAGGTGCAGCGGCTAAAGACGTACTGCCGCACTGGGCGGCTTGTACACGAGGGAGTGCGCGATACGTTGCTCGACCTGTCTGCGTATAGCCTGCTGGCGATTGTGCTTTTCGATGAGGAAGCCCGTGGCTGAGCCGCTCACCGACGCCTATCTGCTTGAGTGCGAGCAGGCCGCACGGCGGTTCTCTGGTGCCTACACCGGCACCTCGGGCTCGCTGGCCGCCATGGTGCTGCACCTAGTGGGCGAGGTTCAGCGGCTCAAGGTGGCAGCGGCGTTGAAAGAAAACGAGCCGCAAGTTTCTTACTGATCCGGGCCAGCCGGTTGAAGGTGTTGAGTTTTACTCCCTTTCCTCAACATCTCCCGGCTGTGCCCGGATCGTGTCACGTTTTGTGGCAGAAAAACTACGCTGCCGGCGGCTCTCGCAAGTCCAGTGGCGGCAGGAAATCCAGCCCACGGTTGGTCTCTGTGATCCTCGGGTCGAGGTAATGGCCACGGGTCATGGCGGGATCGGCATGGCCCAAATGCGCCGTGGCATCTCCTCCAGCTGCTGCGACGTACGAGGCAGATGCTTTCCGAATGGCGTGGAACGCCCTAGAAGGCACGCCAGCCCTTTTGCACAGCAATCTCATGGATGCATAGTGCGATAGCGGATGCCCCGTCCTAGGCCACACCAGAGCGTCTGGCGGACCTCTAAAAGTCTCTAGCTCAGCAGCAAGCTCGGCTGTTATTGGGGCGACCAGATCCCGCTCTCTGCCTTTCCTAGTTTCCGCTAGGAACATGAGCCTTCCGTTCGTCGTGTCTGCTTCGCGCCAGCGCAACGCGAGAAGCTCTCCTATTCGGCATCCGGTTTGCCAAGCCGTTTGCAGCAGTGTGCTCCACCACCAGGCTGATGGCACGCCAGACATCATGGTGCGACGATCTCTGGCGGCTTTCACAAGTTTGCTTATCTCCTCGACCGTGTACGCCGTCGGCGTCCGTTTCACCTTTTTTTGGCGAGGCAGGCCTGGCCACTCGCCTGGGTGCAGTTTCTTTTTACAGGCCCAATTCCAGATTGCTAGCAACTGACTGCGGTCCTTTGCCACAGTGTGCGGGCTCACCAATCGGCCACGGCATGGATTGGCCGCCCTCCATCGCAAAAACTTAGACACTGCCACATCCTCAAGGTCCGTGATCAGCGGGTCACGCCCAAGGAACTCTTTGAACTTGTCGATCGTGTGACCGTAGAGCGAAACCGACCTATCGGACAAATTCATCAGCAATGCATAGCGATCCAGCAACTCGTACAGCGTCATCTGACACCTCCTTTTCGGCCCTCAGTTTACCGAGGTGTACAAGTGTTCAATGGAGCCCTCTCCGCTGAAACTGCCCCGGCAGTCGATCCTACGACGGGTCGGCTGGCCGGGGCAACCAGCAGGATTGAAAGTCCATGCGGTTTGACTGTTGCGGTTCCGCCACTACGATTGAGGCATGATTGCAATGGCGGTTCAAGATGATTGGGTATCGGTTGCAAAGGCAGCGGAGATCGCTGACTGCTCAGAGCAGTTCATTCGGCGAGAGCTCTACGAGCATTTGCCAAAGGACGCCAAGGGCAAGCCCACGTCCGACAGAACCAGCGGTGGCCGGCTCGATGGCTGGCTCGTCAATGGTCGAGCGTGGAGCGTGAGCCGGGCATCAGCCGAGTCTCTGCGGTCTACTCTGACCAGCCGGGCCGGGAATCGAAAGCGGGCCGCCAAGAAGCGGAAAGCCCGCTAACCATAGGCGTCTTTGTGTTTCTTTCAAAAATCTTCTCAAGAACACTTGACCGTAGTTGCGATACTGCTACTATGTAGGTGTTGGCGATTGATTGGGCGTCCGCTGTCGCAACAATAAGCCGCTAGGCGCATGGAGGGCCGGATGCGAAGAACGATCGACAGAATGTTTCCCGCCCTTGTGCTGGTCCGCATCGGCCAGGAGCTCGGCACCGACTCGCCGGCTGCTCGAGCACTGCACGATCTCATTGAACTCTTGGCCGCACTCCCGTGGAAGTTCCTGTAACCGGAGGCAACCGTGACCATTCAGCAAGAAACGCCGCTGGCCCCTGCTGGCCTAAAGTTTTCAGAAACGTATCTCTACCGCTTTTGGGTTAGGCCGGACATCGTGACGTTTGACAACCTGTATGCACTGAGCGTTCGTAACGATGAAACAGGCTTGACAACCCAAGTTTTTCCAGTGGTTGGGTATATCGGAGATTTCCTTTTTGACTGGTCCGTTCCTGATCACGCAAGAACGCTTGTTCTGCGTTCTGTTCCAGGGACAAACTCGCTAAGGCAGTTCAAGGATTTGGCAGAGAACTACGGCAAAGACTGGTTGCTATGCAATGCGCCAAACGAGCCTGCCGCTATTGATTGCGGCGACGCCGTTTTCTTGCGAGCGTGGGTGTATTCGCAGGACAGGTATCGCTCCCTACGTGGCGTCTATCTGGCCTCAAATGGCCGCGGATGCGTGAAAATTGGGAGGACCGACAGTTGCCTGTTAACCAGAATTCGAAGCCTTCAGATTGCGAGCCCGGATGAGTTGCGTGTGGTTGCATTCATACCGACCCCAAACGCATCGGAGGTCGAGGCTCTTTTGCACGAAAGGCACAAGAACTCCCGCATACGTGGCGAATGGTTCTCCATGTCGGATGAGCTGGCCATTCAGATCTCGCTGGAATTGGGTGGCTACCCGTTCAAATGATTTTGTTGTTGACAGTAGTTGCGGTACTGCGACATGATGTGGCCGTACCGCAACAAAGGCACAGAAGTTGTTTTGGCACTGCGGATTACGTCGCTGAAGAAACGTGACGGAAAATGATTTGACTGCAACATGAACAGGCGTACACTACGACACCCCAAGAGAAGGAGATCCCCACCGATGATCACAAATGACACCTCGCCGGCTGAAAATGAGTACCTCGCCGCCGTCGCCGGCCTGCACGAGCAGACGGTGAGCCCGGTTCACAAGAAGCCCGAGCCCGCCGTTGGCGACTTCGTCAGCGGCTGCACCGCCGGCCGTCGCTGGAGCGGCCGAGTTGAGTGGGTGAACGACCGTGGAGAGATCTGCGTGGACACGGACGGCAGCTGGGTCTACGTGCCGATGGCCGACATCACGCACTGATCGCAGAAAGGACCGCTGCCCGGTGGAACCGGATGGCGGAAGGAGTGGTGCGGAGCACCAGCAGCACGGACGCATCAACACCCGCAGAGCAGGACGCCGAGCGGGCTTTTCATATCGCAGAAACGACAAAAAGGGTTGGTTTTCACATACGAAAGGACGCGAGATGACCACAGAAATCAGCACGCAACGGGCCAGCGGATTAGCTCTTCAATCGTTCGATGACGCCTTCCGCTTCTCCAAGATGGTGGCGGCCAGCGAGTTTGCACCCAAGGACTTTCGAGGAAAGCCAGAGTCGTGCCTTTTGGCGATCCAGCACGGCAGCGAGATCGGTCTTAGCCCGATGCAGAGCCTTCAAAACATCGCCTGCATCAACGGCAGGCCAGCGATCTGGGGCGACGCGGCGCTGGCTCTGTGTCTTGCAAGCCCTGTGTGCGACGGCATTCACGAGACGATTGAGGGAGACGGCGACAACATGACGGCCGTCTGCAAGACGAGCCGTAAGGGCAAAGACGCCAACGTCGTGGCACGTTTTAGCGTTTCCGACGCCAAGAAGGCTGGCCTGTGGGGCAAGTCTGGCCCGTGGACGCAGTACCCCAAGAGGATGCTGCAGCTGCGGGCGAGGGGCTTCGCCCTGCGTGACGCATTTCCTGACGTGCTGAAGGGCTTGGTGACGGCAGAGGAGGCCCAGGACTACCCGCAGGCGGAAGCGGCCATTCAACCGGCCAAAGAGCCCGTCGTGGTGCGTCCCAAGTTTGATCCGCCACGCCTGGAAGACGACGCCGTTGGCAAGGCCCGCCTGGCGGTCAGCGCAGCGGCCACCATCTCCGCTCTTGACCGGCTCCGCACGCTGGTTGAAGATCAACCGGCGACGAGCGAGGCTTGCCCTTGAGGCAGACATCTCGGCGTACGCAGACACCAGCGATCCGTTCATTCCGGTTCAGCCGTGCCGTGTGTTGAAGCAGTCCGCAGTGCCGTCGGTTCCTGGCAACGCTGGTGCGGCACGCAAGGCCGGATGCGAGGACGCCTACGACAACGACATGGAGGCTCGCTACGGCGAGGGTTTCTGACAGCCACGCCATTGGCAGCAGGCTCAGCGACAGCCGCATTGGCCGCCTAGCCGTAGGTGGCGAGTAACCACGGCATCCGACGCCGTAGATCCGGCGGTGAGTCGGACGCGCCGGGCGTAACCCGGCAAACACACAAAGGGAGTTGTGATGGTTGACGCATGGATGATCACAGGCAACGACTTGCCGCTGTTCGCAGCTGCTCGAGCACCAGCCGTGCAGACGAGCCGCACGAGCATGCAGGCCGCCGACTCGCTGACGCCGGCAACGCTGAACGCCATGCAGCGGCGTGTGTACGAGTTCCTGCTGACGCGCGGTGCGGCTGGTGCCACTGACGAGGAGATGCAGAGCGGCATACCAATGCCGGCGAGCACGCAGCGGCCACGACGGGTTGAGCTGGCACGCAAGGGACTCATCGTGGAGAGCGGCACCAGGCGGACGAGCAGCGGACGGATGGCAACGATTTGGCGAAGAGCCACTTGACGAGTGTGCCACGGTAGGCACGGGTTCAGAACACAACGCAAGGAGGCAGTGACATGCCGCAGGTTTTTGAAGACATCATCGTTGACGCCGAGTTTGCGGCACTCATTCCGCCGCTGTCTGCCGAAGAGCGGAAGCAGCTGGAAGAGAACATTGCCGAGAACGGCGGTGCTCGAGATCCGCTGGTGGTGTGGGCAAGTAAAGGCACGCTGACGCTGCTGGACGGCCACAACCGCTACGAAATCTGCACTAGGCTGGAACTTAGCTTTGACATTGAGGAGATGCGGTTCGGTGACCGCAGCCACGCCGAAGAGTGGATCATTCGAAATCAGTTCGGCAGGCGGAACTTGTCTGCCTACGTTCGCACGCAGTTAGCGCTTCGACTTGAGGAGACGATAGCAAAAAGGGCGAAGGAGAACGTCAGAAAGGGCGGAGGGTCTGGCGATTCGGGTCGTCAGAAATCTGACAACCCGATCGACACAAAAAAGGAAGTAGCCAAGGCCGCCAACGTATCGCACGACACAGTCGCGAAGGTCAAGAGGATTGAAGAAGCCACATCCGACGGCCTTGTGAGTGACGAGACTATTGGAAAGTTGCGATCGGGCGAAATCTCTATCAATCACGTTGACAAGGAAATCAAGAAACAACGTGCCGAGGTACGTGCCGTTGAGAAAAAGAAGGAGGCGGCAGCGGCCGGGTTTTTGGACGGAGACATTGTGCGGCTCGGTGACTTTCGCACCATCTTGCCGTCTATCCCTGACGGGTGCGTGGATCTGATCTTTACGGATCCGCCGTACGACAAGGAGACGGTGCCACTGTACGAAGACATGGCACGAGAGGCCGCACGCATCCTGCGGCCTGGCGGGTCACTAATCTGCTACCTCGGCCAGTACGCGACCGCCGACGTGTGTGAGCTGGTGAGCCGTCATCTACAGTTTTACTGGACGCTGTGCTGTTACCACGAAGGCCCAGGCCAGGCGATGGCCATGCGAGGCATTCGCGCTAAGTGGAAGCCCATGCTCTGGTTTGTTAATGGCACTGGACGTTTCGACACTGGATCAATGGTCGAAGACCTTGTCGTATCGCACAAGGAAAAGTCGGCCCACCCGTGGCAGCAGTCAGTTGTTGAAGCCAGCTACTACATCGAGCGATTGACGCCTCAAGGCGGGCTCGTTGTTGATCCATTTTGCGGTGGCGGAACTACCGCGCTAGCTGCAAAACAGTCTGGAAGAAAGTGGATTACATGCGAGCTAGACGCTGAATATGCGTCGATTGCCACGAAGCGAATTAAGGAGGGCTGACCGTGACAGATCGGCACGAGCAGCTGCTGCAGGAAGTGGTCGCGTATGCAGAGATGCTGGGCTGCAAGCCAGGCGCTCCGTGTGCTTACCACGACATCCTTCCGGCCGATGAAAAAAATCGAATGGCGAGCGACTACAGCCCAGCTTCATTGGCCGTCAGGCTGAGGGCTGACAGACGCATCTGGCACCCGACTGGCAGCTGCTTCAAGGTAGTTGATGCGAAGACATCTTCATGGCATCTCCAGTTTCCCGTAGAGGCTTTGCAGATTGGATTTCACGTCCTAGACAACGACGGGTGCCTTTTGGCCATGCGGTCCTTTGGCCGGCGAAACGCTGATCGCGGACTGATTTTAAATAGAGACAACGTCTCGCGGTTCATTAAGGAAATCCGCATACCTGACTACTTCAGCCGCAACGGCAAGGAGTGTCACAGGAAAAGTATTGACGGCGCTGAAGGTTTTCCAAACGTCATTGACGATGCCGCGTACTACCAGTCCGAGTTTGACCGCATGTTTCCTGGCGTCGCTGTTCACGTTGTCAACCATAGGTTTGGAAGCGGCGACCCGTTTGCTGTGTTTGACACAGAAGTCTTTGAGTCGTTGCCAGACTGGCGTGATGTCGTAGCGGAATGGGCTCTTGAGCGATGAGGGGGTTTTTAATGTCCAGTAAAGTCGACCTAACAATCGAAGACCTTGGCGTCATTCGTGAGTCATTGAACTACTCGGTTCAGCGCGTCAGCGATTACCCGCACCGCGAGTACGGCCACAAGCGTGACTCGCTACGTCCGATTGAGGCGGCAAGAGAAAAGGTTCGGCAGTTGATTGCCAAAAGCGAGGAGGCCATGGATGGCCGGTGAATGGATTCCCATTGACTGCAACCTGTCCACTAAGCCCGAGGTGCTCGAGCTGGTGGACGAGACGGGCGATCCGGCCGACGCCGTGATCGGCCGCCTGGTGCAGTTGTGGCTGTGGGCAGCGATGAACTCTGAGGACGGCACGGCACGCATGACAGTGCGTCGCCTTGCCAGGCTGTTTGGTGGCAGTGACACGTTCTGGGCGGGCGTCCAGCGTGTCGGCTGGCTCGAGGTGGACGAAGTTTCGGGGACTGTGGCGATCCCAGGATGGGAGCGTCGGTTTTCGTCTTCGGCCAAGGCTCGGGTGCAGGCTGCCGTCCGACATGCCAAGGATAGGGAGGTGCGGCGCACGAGCGCCCAGGGTGAGGGCGCTGATGCGTCGGACCCTGGGCGCACGAGCGCCCCAGAATTAAGAGGAGAAGAGAAGAGAAATTCATCATCCTCCCCGCGTGTGGCGTGGCCAGAGATCCTGCAGGCATGGAACGCCAGCCGGAAACTCAAGCCGTGGAAACTGGACCGCCCGCCAAAGCAGAACGCCCACCTGGCGGACGATCCCGACTGGTGCCGCGATGCCCTGGCCGCCATCGAGCGGCTGCCTCAGTGCCGGTTCTTCAAGACGCCGGCCACGATGCTGCAGCTGTTCTCGCCTGGTTTCGTGGACAAGGTGCTAGCCGGCTCGTTTGACGATGCACCTGGCAAGCAGTCAGGCCGTGACTTCGCCGACGCACCGCCACCGCCGAAGGCATTCACCGGAGAAGTAGCAGAAGCGTTTGACCGTACACGTAGAAAACTCGCAGCCGCCAAGGAGGGCATATGACCCAGACCGCCAAGGAACGCCTGACCGCACGCCAGCAGGAAGTGTTGGACTTCATCAAAGCCAACATGGCCATGTACTCGCCGACGTGCCGGCAGATCGCCGCCGCTATCGGTGCGAAGAGCCCGCACGCTGCGACGGGGCACCTCGACGCCCTGGAAAAGAAGGGCTTCATCCGCCGAACGCCTGGCCGTCCTCGCAACATTGAGGTGGTGCAATGACAAACGCCGACATCATCGCCGGGCTGAAGCAGCTGGCTCTGTCGTGCGACGTTGCCGTGGAGAACTGCCGCAGCCGCCACACCGTGCGCCAGATCCGAGATCAGCAGGTACTCGTTCTCGCTGCGGCCGACGCAATCGTGCAGCTGCAGGCCCGGCTCGTCAGGCAGGCCTGCTACTTCGAGCACATCGAAGCCGTAAACGAGCCACGGTGGCCGCTGCTCGAGGACGGCGACGATCCGGGGGCCGCACTATGAGCATCTCGGACTACGTCTGGATCTCGCTTGGACAAGTCACGCTCGCTGCGACGTTCGCACTGGGCATTTTGGTTGGTGTTTCACTCGCAACAAAGGGGCCAAGGAATGGCAACGGCAACGAAGGAACGTAAGGCGTCTATAACTCTCAGCACTGCCACGCTACGGGCGGCACTGGCCGATGTGCTCAAGGCGGTGCCGTCACGGCATTCAAAGCCTGTGCTACAAAACGTCAGGCTCGGTGACGGGCTGATGACGGGAACGGATCTTGAGGTGCGGATCGACCGTGAGATCGACTACCACGGCGATGCCATGCTGCTGCCGGCTCATCGCCTGGCGGCGATTCTCAGGGCCGCCACGGGTGACGAGGTGACGCTGAAGGTTGGCGAGTCCAGCGTGACGGTGAAGTGTGGTGCCGGCTCGTGGACGCTGCCAACCGAGGACGCCGCCGAGTACCCGACTTGGGACGCCGGCGAGCTCAAGGCCGTGTGCCGCCTGCCGGCGGATCAGTTCGCACGGGCAGCCAAGGCCACGACGTACGCCACGGACAGCGAGTCCAGCCGCTACGCCTTGGGCGGCGTGATGCTCGACGTGGAGCAGACGGCGGACGGTTCCCGGCAGCACTGGGTGGCTACTGACGGCCGCCGGCTTTCGTGCGTGGAGACTGAGTCCGACGATGCCGTGGACGCCTCGCAGACCATCGTGCCGGCCCGAGTGCTGGCGACGGTGGCCAGCATGGCCACGGGTGACGGCAGCGTGCAGGTGGAGTCCAACGGCAAGGAAGTCCGGTTCTCGCTGGACGGCTGCACCATCACTGGCCGGCTGGTGGACGGCCGCTACCCAAGGTGGCGCGACGTTGTCGGTGAGGCCGAAGGCGAGCCAACCGTCATCGACTGCGTCGAGCTGCTCCAGGCGGTGCAGTCGGCGGCCATCGTCACGAGCGAGCAGTCGAAGGGCATCACGCTGAC